GCCGTACCCATCATCGCTGAATCATTTTCACGACGCAACTCAGGATTTTTCTCCATGAGCCGAGCACGCTCAGGACACATCAAAGCATCATTAAGCCAAGACTGACGGACATAAATCTTGTCATCGTCAACAAAACGCATTAGAATCCAATCTGTAGATTGTGAACGGAACGAGCACACCCGACCTTACGGTCGGTGTGCGAGAGTATCCTGTGCCCCCCTCCGTAGGTTCCCCCCACGCTAGCACAGCTGTCAAGTATCGATCAAGTATCCCTGAGAAAACCCCAAGGCGACCAACCCTTGCCATGCTTCATGTGGGCGTAATTGTAAATAGCCAACCCGGCACGAAGATTAATTTCCGGGTCAAATAAATCCGAACGAGCGTTCAGGAGGTCCGCATCAGAAAGATACTTGACCCAGAAACCATTGATTTGCAACAACCCGAAACTACCCCCACTAGGGTCGGTAGGGTTATGCACATTGTCGTAACACCTTGATTCACGCCACAAAACTCGATCAAGCATCGGCAGCTGCTGGGCTGACCAGCCCACAGACTGCGCCAGATTCCACCACTCAGGACATTTAGCACTAACTGGCGGTTCCACCCGAGAATACTCTTCATGACGAGAATATGGGGTCAAACCATCCCACGAATCGATGGGCAGAATTGTGATAATAACTGCGGAAATCAAGGCTTTAAGCACCATTTACTCCTTTAGGGCGAGTAGAAGAGTGTCTTCCATCTCACGTTTCAATCGGGCAGCTAACGCCAGGTCATTATAGATATGCTCATATCGTAACCTGTCTGTAACATTCTCGAGTGTTTCCATCAACATTAACTTATGCGTTAAACCCTGAATAGCAGTACCCATCAAAGAAACAGCCACCCGAAGTTCACTTAAAGTTGCAGATATATCAACAGTAGGTTCCAACGGTCGAGCATCAATCATTGCAACCCTTTTGCAACTCAGCCTTCAAAGCAAGCTGACGGAAATACTCAAACTCCTTGACAGCATCATACAACTCACCACCCGGCTCACCATCTTCTTCGTCAGTCAAGATTTGCTCACCACTTTCCTGAAAAATGATAGCGTTCTGATAACCATCGGAATCCTTGTACAACATCAACATAATTCGATGCTCTTCTTCTTTGTTCAGATCGTATGCTCTGCCTGTAGAAGTAATCAAGAAACCTTGATACACACTCAGACGATTAGCATTCTCTGTATTAAGAAGCGCATATGGATCATCCGCCGTGCTAATCGGCACGATGAACGGCGGCTCTGAAGAAAAAGTTTGAACACCAAAAATATGCGGTGGCGCCCGAAAAGCATCACCCTCAACTTTATTCAAACCCTTCAAAACATCATTAACGATAATCTCAAAGTCCTTTGTTGCTGACACGAATACCCAACTTTCGATTAGACCCACGATCCAAAGTGACACCACCCCAAATCCCAGATGAACTTGTTTTTATTCCATACTGAAGACAATCCTTACGCACCTTGCACATTAGACACATACGTACGGCTTGTTTCCTGTTACGAACATCCTCGCCCGAATCACCATGATTAGGAAACCACCATCGAGTAGGACTGTTCTTGCAATTTGCTTGAGCCATCCATTCCTCACGCAAATGAGGAAAGGAAATAACTTCAGCATTAGACATCTTTTGCCTTCTTGAAAAGATTAGCAATCTGCTGAACAGCAGCATCCGCAATCAACGCAGACTTCTTATCAATCGCCAAATCAAACTCTGACTGCATGTTGTAGTTATCCATGAAACTGCGCATGAACTCAGAAACTTCCATGTTGATCATGGTACGGAAACGACTGCTGTTCATCAAAGCCGAAGCAATATCTTCCTTGTTGAGATTTGTGTTTCGCTTCAAATACTCATTGACAATCGTCTGATGATCAATAGAATCTTCGATGCCCTCACGAATATATTCTTTGACGATCTCTGCTGTTTGAGTCTGGAAGTTTTGATCGTAAGCAACAGAATCAATCAACTGATCTTTAATCGCTTGCTTGAGCAGATCAATCATCTGAGCGTTGCGATACCAATCACCACGACTCATCTCTTCCTTGATCATATTGACCACGCTGTCCTTGGTGAAAGAATTTATTCCAGCCTTGACACGCTCATCAATAAGATCCTGCATCGTTGAATCCAACTGGACTGTTGCTTCAACTGGCTTAACTTTGATAGTTGGCATATATCCTCCTGTTACCTGAACTCTGCTAAACGCTTATACGGCTCAAAATCGAAATGCTCATACAACTCATCCCAACATGTACAATCCCACGAACCACAAAACAGGCAACAAGTACATGAAGGACAATGAGTAACAATCGCAGAAGCAGGAACAGCTTCCTGCAACTTGCATGTGTAGCAATCAATCAATGATTTATCTTCGCTGATGTATGTGGTGAAAACATCGAACTGCTCAAAAATCTCATCAATGCGAGATTCGAGTTTGTCGTCACCAACTTCATCCCAAGATGCCATAGCAACATCACCATCGGCACCGGAATACGATTCCATACTCCAACCACCATACGAACTGCCGTATGAACCCAACGAAGAATACACACGGCTGTACTGGTACGAATGGTTTGACCACCACATGTCTTGATCCCAATGACCATCAGACTCATTCAAAATATAAAAATCATATTTTGCATCATCATCAACAGTTAAAAAGACAAGCTTTGAACCCTTCGCCCAAGCCTCCAATTTCTTGAAGTACTCATCATCATCCAAAGCAGTAATGCCACCAACTGCCGGCATGATATCCTGGGCAAAGACCTTAGTATCCGAACGAACATCACCAGTAGGCATCTTCACCGGCAAAATACCGTTATGCCCCACCACACTAAGACGACTGTCACCTAGAAAAAACGGATGACAGTTATTGATATTCGTAGAACCATGCGTGGCCCACCTAAAGTGGAACATCGCATGACCCGGATTAGATTTACGCAACTCAGTAAACTGATCAGCAACCTGATCAAAATTCATACCATGACCAGTAAGAATACGCTTACCAGTCGAGATGGCGAAACCAAAACCATCAGGATTATTGAATGCAGCGTTAGCGAAACGATCCAAATCCGGATTCACATATTCTGGAATAAAAGTCAACAAACACATACGGCCTCCTGATTAACCGATAACACGCTCAGAGATACGCTGCGCAAGAATTGCGTAACGATCCTTGAACTCACCTTCATTGACCCAAGCCTTGAAAGAATCAAAAGCAAGAGCATTATTCTTCATTACATCCACAGTCGGAAGAGCCGCCGTATACCTGTAAGCAGCGTCAGCCATCTGAATAGCAGCCTGAACAGTCTCGACACGCAAAGACGGACGGAAGAAACGCAACTCAATCGTCGCACGATTACGCAAATTAATCGCACAATAACGATTATCATTTATCGACTTAGCCTTAGCCATATCCATAAACGAATGCCCCGTCCGTGTGTCTTCGTCAAACCAACCCTGACGATTCAAGAAAGCCTTGATATCCCAAGACGCATAACCAGACTCACGACCAGCAAACTTGATCATTTCCGCAGAGTTCTTATACATCAAATAAAAGAACTTAAACAAATGCTTCGGACCCGTAAACGCACTACGAGACATATGCAAATGCAAACCACAAGAACGACGATTCCAAGCCTTGAAACTCAGATCACTCAAACCAGAAATGGCTTTCCAATTGAAATTGTGCATATACCAATCCATAGTCATTGGCATCGTCACAATCTCGAAACCACTAGACAACGAACCATCATGCTTCAAATAAACCTGATCTTCTCCAAGCGAGTTGTAAACATGATCCGCACCTTCTGCATACATGTATCCGCATGACTCGGTCTCAAGTTCCATGCCGATATACAGTTCTGTCGGCTTGCTTTGCGAAACATACAAAGCCCCATCCTCAAACTTGTAATCCAAACCGCTTGGCTGAGGCCAAGTAACCTTGCCATGCAAACCTGAATAAAAGTACATCGTGTCCGGACGATAACTGTAATCATAGACACCGCAATCATCCATCATTTGACGCTCCTCATAGTAGCTTCGATCATCCAAGTGCTCGCCGTAGCAACCCTCACAACGCCATTCACCGTCATAATCCGATGTGTAACGATCATCCGTGTGATACGACTCACCACATCCGTAACAATCGAAAACATCCTCATCATTTTCCTGTGGCATTACATGCTCCTAATTTTCAGTAACCTACTTGACTTTCCTCGGGAAACCCTTGTTTTATAAGGGTTCCAGCGGCTTTCAACTGATCAGGCGTCAAACCTCTCCGAACAACAAACTCAATGATTTCATCAATCGAAAAGTTCTCAGCCAACAACGGAAACTCAGATTCCAAATACTCTTTGAAATCAGAAAAATCACTTTGCGTCATGAGCATCCATCAAACGCATGTAGTAAAAACTACGCTTGTTTGCCCAATCATAATCAGCACGACACTCAACCGAAAAACCCAACGGCTCCAAATAAGACTGGAAGTTCTTTTTCGTCTGAGAAAAATGATTATAAACAGGCTGATTATTACAAGCAGCTTTCTTTGGATGCTGATACTCAACAACCCGAACCCACTGAGACTTGTTACGACACAAAACCTCAAGCATCTTCGACATAGTAGAAACACGATGCTTTGGTTTCTTTATAGTTGGCTTAGGCTCCTCAACAACTTCAGTCACCTTGACCCTACGATTTCTAATAGTCATTACTTATTCTCCTTGTACGCAGGGTGATTACGCATCACCCATTCTTTTGACAACCGCATGCTTTCATACTTGCGTTCCGATAAATAATCCATAACACAAATCATCAACGGAAACACAACAGCCAAAACAAAAAACATCAACAAACCAAAAGACAAAACTTCAAACATGACCCACCCGATCAAAATAAACCCGACCCGAAAAACCCCTGGAACTTGATGAAAGGCGTGGGGGCTCGACGGTAGAAAGGGGAAGAACCGTCAAGCCCCCACAAGACCGGACAGCGAGAGAACCACCAACTCACTGCCCAGTCAGAAACACAATCGTTATCCCTTGAACTTGGTAAACGACTGTGACGCAATCCCAGAAGGTGGCTGGACAACCAACTCACGGTCGAAACGAATACGCTGTTTCGGATTCTCGTGAGCAATCATGTCGCCCTCAGCATTCTCCCAATGGGTCTCAAGATCACCAACACTCACAATGTTACGCACCCACAACGAGAAACCTGCGCTGATCTTGTTCTGCTTGATGAACTCATAATTCACCCAAGCCTCACGACGCACACCATCCTCGACGATGAACGAAACATTCGCATTAGTAGCACCCTGCTTACGAGGCGCATTCAAACCAGCAATAATCAACTGGCTGAAATCCGTTACATCAATCTGATCACCATCAATATCTTCAATGATGATTCTTTCCTGAACTGAACTCATATATTCTCCTTTTTCTGTTTTGAGATCATCTTGCCCCACGCCCTCGTGGGGGCAAGTGATCGAATGATTACTGTTTCTGTACTGCATCTTTCACTAAACTGAACGACCAACGAGCATCCCCATCACCCCATTCAGGGTCATAAACACGCTGAAGATCATGAGACAAATCATCATCATGCACAAAGTCACGATCAAACTCATTTATCTCATAAATATCCCCCACCTGAGACTCACGGCGCAAACCCTCCCAATACAACTCACACGCCTGCTCAATCTCCCACAAACTAAGCCCATCCGCAGTCAAGCCCTGCTCGGCAAACGCTCTGTGGAAGTAACGCTCAGTAAACGGGAAACGGTCATCGACGGGCGGACGAGAAGAATCTGCGTACACACGCCGTGGTTTATTGTTCAATGACTTAATAGCCACCTGAATATCCTTTCTGACGAGAGCGAACTTGGGGCGCCGACTAGGACGCCCCAAGAACGCTCGTTTTCTGTTTACTTTCCGTACATATCCAGTACGGCAACAATCTCGTTCTCCAAGGAACGAATCTTTGCTTGCGCTTCAGCGAACTTGACCATCCAATGCATTGACGCATCAGACAACTTTTTGTTGTTCTCACGCAACTCTTGGATAATCAGATCCTGTTCCAGAATCAGACGCTCCGTATCTCTTGGTGAATTCAACTCCCACACTTTCATTTACTTCCCCTTTCCTGGGAACATTAGATGAATAGAAATTGCGACCACAGCCACCCACACGAGGGCGAACTTTTGCTCATAGGACATTATCTTTGACCTCCTGTTGATCTCGCAGAATTGCCTCGTGAAGACAATCAACGAATCTTTGGAACATGACAGTATCTGACTGGTTTTCTTGGTAGCACCCATACCAGAATCTTGCTTCGGCAAGGCACACCTGAACGGTTCTTTCTTCAAACATAACTACCTCCTGATAGTTGGGCAGTTTAGAGACATGCCCAGGTCGACGGGTTAGAACAGAATGCTGGTTGGATCTGAAATGAACTCAATCATGACAGCCATGTCATCACCAAGCGACTCCAAGAACCCAAGACCGAACTCGTCAGCCACAGCATCAGCAGAAGTGCCATACAGCATCTCCAAACGCTCCATCAGGAACTCCTGACCAGCATCGTAGATCTCATGGATCTCCAACTCATACTCAGAAACCTCGAAGTCCGTGTACTCGGACTCCTCGTGTTGCTGTTGTTCCAACATGACACTTACCTCCTGTTCAACTTCATCAATAAATGACATTGCTTTACCTTTCGTTTAGTGGTTGATAATTACAACTGGACACCCAAAGTGTCAGCAACAACTGACCTGACCTGCTCAAGATTCCCTATCTCTTTATCCAAGTTGGATTCCACAGTGGCCAAAGCACCACGAACCAACTGGAACTGACTCATCAGATTCCAACTCGCTCGACGCAACTCGTCCACAGACATTTGCTCAATTTCATCATTAGTAGGAACATGGATTTCAACTGACATAACTTACTCCGTATCTCTAGTGGTTTATAAGAGAAACCATAACCCAACAAATGGGTTCTGATTTCGTGAATACGAATCAGAACACATTCGCCAAACACACACAACACGCCATAGCCAAGACCCCAAATGGGGTTGATCTTTTATCGGGGTGGGGGCACGGGTGTTTGTGCTGTTAGGTGGCGTTATGTGGGTGGTTATTGTGTTCTGTATCTGGTGGGGGGCATGGGGGGGTGGGGGGTCTACAACATTATGGATGGTATCGGCTCGTGGCGAGAGCGGTTTGTGTTGAGATAGGGGTGGGGGTGTTAAATTATGGATGCGGGCCTTTTAATATAAGGCTTTTGGGGTTATCGGGGGCGTCTTGCGTTGCGTCCTGCTGTTTTTGCTGCTTTTGTGTTCGCAATGAATTGCTTGCCCTGTTTGGATCCAGCTATCTTTTTGCGGTTTGTTGCGGCTTTTTGGGCTGGGCTGAGTTTGTTCCAGGCGGCGTCTGGTAGGTAGCGTGTGGTTCCGCCTGGTCTGGCGGCTGGTTTGCCGTCTGAGGTGCGCCATTTTTCTTTGGTCCATTTGGTGAGGTTTGATTGGGCTTGGGTTTTGGGGCCTGTGTAGCCTCCGCCTGCTTTTTCGTAGCGTTGGTTGGCTATTTGGGCTTTGCGTGCGGACCATTGTCCGGGTTTTCCGCCTTGTGAGCCTGCTTTGACTTGGCTGACGATGCGTTTTCTGAGTGTTGGCTTGTTGTATGCCACGTTCAGCTGCCTTTTATCCATTTCTTGTTTTTGGGTTGGGCTGTGTCTTTGGGGGACCATTTGACTCGATCTGCCCAGTATGCGGCACTTAGGGGTCCTCGTGCAATGTTTTTGGCGTGTCGTGATTTGAATGCTTCTCGTTGGCCGGCGGTCTGGTTGGTGCGGACGCCTTGCTGTCCGAAACGGATTGTTTTGATCTGTCCGCCTGATTTAGCTACAACGATGTGTGATTTGGTTGGGTGTCCTGGGGTTCGTTTTGGTTTGTTGTATCCTGTGACGCCGGCTCTGGCGAGCCGTGGGTCTTTTCTGCTTGTTGCCATTGTTTGTTCCTTCGGACTGTGGTCGTAACCCTCGCCCCACCCTGGGGTGAGGCATCGGGTACATGTTTGCCTTCCCCCCCTATAGTCCCCCCCTTCCGTTACATTGCGTTCACAGGTAACAAAGTGGGTTTATTGTTGATGAATCAGAATGACGAACTAGAGCTTAGTGCACAGCAGACACAGTATTTGGATTGGCTGTGTACTGCTCCTAGTGAGCGTGTTCCGCCTTCGAAGCATAAGATGGCTGTTCATTTGGGGGTGAATGAGACTACGTTGCGTCGTTGGGAGAAGCGTGAGCCGTTTTTGTCTTTGTGGAAGGCGAAGGTGGATGATATTCAGGGTTCTCCGGAGCGTACTCAGCGTCTTTTGGATACGTTGTATTCTAAGGCTTTGGAGGGTGATACGAAGTCTGCTCAGTTGTATTTGCAGGCTACGAATCGTATGGCTCCTGCGACGGTGACGGTTCAGTCTTCTAAGCAGGCTTCTCAGTTGTCTGATGAGGAGTTGGATCAGTTGATTGCTGCTGTTGCTGAGCGTGAGAAGTCGGCCAGGGCTCAGTTGAGGGTGGTATGAATCTTGTTGAGTGTCCTGAGTGTGGTTGTGAGTATCCGCCTGTTGCTACTCATTGGATTTGTCCTGCTTGCGGTATTGATGATAATTCTCAGCCTAAGATGGCTGTTCACGAACTAAGGGAGGACTGATGGCTACGCCAGGTCGTTTGAATTTGAAGATTGTTCGTGGTGACACGCAGAACATTACTGTGAACATGACATCGAATGGTGTTACACCAATTGACGTCACAGGTAGGACGTACCGTGCGCAGATTCGCACGACAAAAGATTCCGGTATTGTGGATGCTTCGTTTACTTGCAGTGTGAGCAACGGTCCCGCTGGTGAGATTACTTGTGCGATGTCTGCTGGTACTACAGCTGGTCTCGCCTCTGGAACCCATTATTGGGATTTGGAGGAAACGAATAGTGGGGTAGTGACGACTATTTTTGCTGGCACCGTGACGGTGTTGGCGGACGTAACGAGGTAGCGATGGCAACTCAGAATGTTACAGTGAGTGTTGGCGACGCTATTACGGTTATTTCATCTGGCACTATCGGACCAACTGGTTCTCAGGGTGCTCAGGGCGCACAGGGAGCACAGGGGGTCCAAGGTGCACAGGGTTCGCAAGGTTCGACTGGTCCTCAAGGTGCGCAGGGTGTTGCTGGTCCACAGGGGGTTCAGGGAAATACTGGAGCACAGGGTTCAACTGGTTCGCAAGGAGCACAAGGACCACAGGGTACAACTGGCGTTCAGGGTCCTCAGGGCAATACTGGTGCTCAGGGTTCTGTGGGTCCGCAGGGACCACAGGGTAACGCTGGTCCTCAGGGGCCAACTGGTGTTCAGGGACCGCAAGGCTCCCAAGGTGCTACTGGACCACAGGGTGCCATTGGTCCTCAGGGGGCGCAGGGTGCACAAGGTGCTGTAGGTCCGCAGTCCACCGTTCAGGGACCACAGGGTGCTCAGGGTCCACAGGGTCCACAGGGTTCTCAGGGAGCAGAGGGTCCGCAGTCAACTTTGGTTGGTCCACAGGGGCCACAAGGTGCACAGGGACCACAGGGTGCGCAAGGTGCGGCTAGTACGGTTGCTGGACCACAAGGTCCGCAGGGAGCAACTGGACCTCAGGGGAGTGCTGGTACTACTGGCGCACAAGGGGCACAAGGGCCACAGGGTCCACAAGGTGCAAATGGTGCGCAAGGTGCAACAGGTTCTCAGGGGCCGCAAGGGCCACAAGGTGCAAGTGGAGCGCAGGGAGTAAACGGTTCGGCTGTGTATGACACAGATACAGCGGTTATCTCAATGCAGGTGTTTGCATAAAAATGATTTCTGTCGTCACAACGACATACAACACAAATCCAGATGTTCTAGCAAGAACATGGGCATCTTTGAAGGCACAAACCTTCAGAGACTGGGAGTGGGTCATCTGGGATGATTCGACAACCAATGATGTCTGGAATCAGGTTTATGGATTTGCTTCTGATGAACGTTACAAGATTCAGATGCACCGCTCTCATGTGCATTCTGGCTCAATTGGTTCGGTGAAACGCAAGGGGTTCATGGTTGCCGAAGGCGTCATACTGGCGGAACTCGACCACGATGACGAACTGACTGTGGATTGCCTTCAGAAGGTAAATGACGCATTCTTGGCAAACCCAGATGCTGGGTTCGTGTATTCGGACTGGTGCGAGATTCTCCCTTCGGGTGAGTCTGGGGTGTACCCTAAAGGCTGGGCCTTTGGGTACGGCTCCGAGTATTGGTCAGACCAGTACGGGGTGTGGGTGATGTCGGCCCCACCAGTCAACGAAATAACGATGGGACATATCGTGTCCGCCCCAAACCACATCAGGGCTTGGAAAGCAGACTTGTACAGGGAAATTGGTGGGCATAATTCAGCCCTTCCAGTAGCAGATGATTACGAACTATGCGTTCGAACCTACCTTGCAACCGACATGGTGCACATTCCCGAGATGCTGTACAGACAGCACATTGGGGGTCATACGGCCCAGCGTCGGCGTAACGATTTGATACAAAGGTTGGTGGCAGAGATTTCTGCGGAATACGCTGGGTCTATAAAAGCCAAAGCATCATGTAACGAACGGAGTCTTTAGTATGGCAACATTTTCAAAATTGGCTCTTCAGCCAGCGGGTTCTACTGGAACTGGTCTCGGTGTGAAGGTTGCGGCTACCGCAACCCCTGGAACCGCAGTTCATACTGCTTCAACGACATCAACCACAATTGATGAGATTTGGATTTACGCAGTCAATACCAGCACCTCTGCTGTCAAGTTGACAATTGAGTGGGGGGAAACCACCGCACCAGATGGAAACATCGAAGTAACCATCCAGCCAGAGGCTGGATTGGTCACAATTGTCCCGGGATTGTTGTTGCAGGGTAATGCGACAGCAAAGGTTGTTCGTGCGTTTGCTGGAACGGCAAACGTACTTGTTGTTCACGGGTTCGTAAACCGAATCACGGTGTAGTTGTGCCGAATCGTCGGACACTTGGTTATGTGAGTGCGCTCACAGCGCAGTCACTAACAACGTATGGAACCGCATCAGGTGGTACTGGTTCCATCACGCCATTTACGACTGCTGGTATCACTTACAACGGTGTCTATTTCAACTCCGATGGAACTTTGACTGTTACTACTGGCGGTTTGTTTGATGTGCTTCTTGTTGGTGGTGGTGGTGGTGGATTCGCTACAACGGGTGGTGGCGGTGGCGGTGGTGGCGGTGGTGTTTCACAACGCACCATCTATCTCGCTGCTGGAACACACTCAGTTGTAGTTGGTGCTGGTGGTGCTGCGACCGCTAGTGAAACGGGTGGTGCTTCATACATCGGCACAACGAGCAACGCAATCGTCGCTGCTGGTGGTGGCTGTATGAACTTCGGAACAGAACGAGGATTGGCTGGTGCTTCAACTGCTGGTTGTCGTGGAAACAACAACACAGGACAAAGCAAT